GCGTCCCAATCGCCACCGCGACCAACTCTGCCTCATGCTCGACAATGACCAGACTTCCATTTTGGTGGTGCCATGACAGGTAGATTTCCAGGATACTATTTGGCCATCCGCCGAAACACATGCCCCGCTTATCGGTTTCCCTGATGAACCGCACAACCTCAGTAACTGGATGATCTCCTCCACTCATGTCTCCTGATTTATTGTGTTCACAAAGGCACTGGAACGAATGCTCCTTAAATGCACCTTCCCTGAGTTAGCTGTTACCTTAAATTGAATCTCCCGGCATGGGCCTTTAGTCATCAGGTTGTAACTGTTCTTGATCGGGACAGTTAATGGGAACGTAACCGGCAGATCAAATGGCAGGGTTACTGCCCCAGTTTCTGTATCGATGGAGTTCTGGTTGACCACTGAATCAGACTCCTCATCAATGATTGCCCGGATATTAACCTTGTTAGCTGTTGCTGGCTTTAGCTCCACCTCAACATGGTTTGGTAATAGTTCGCTGAACTGTTCCCCGAAATTCATTCCGCGAGTGGTGACCGAGGATGCCATGTCCTCCCCATCATCCTGATAGGTTGCATCAACCTCTGAATTTGGGTTAACGTAGTCCTGAAAGATCAGTACCTTGCCTGACTCGGTTGCCATGGCTAATTTAAGGTCACCGTTAAAGGCGCTTACCGCAAATTGCGAAGCGTCCCATGTCCATGTTCCCACAAACGCTTTCGCTACAGTATTATATACGATGGCAGTGTTGTTGGTGGTACTGGCCCCTGTGGGTACATTTAAAATATAATGGTTCCGCCAGGACGTAGCACAAGCCTGTTCACGGGCGGCATTCCAGTTAATGTCATCAATCACATCCTGGATACCTACACTGATTGGTTCGCTTACTGCCTGGGCAGCACCTTCAAGGATACTGCGCACGGTCCTTATTCCGTCTGGTGCAAGGAAGAATAAATCCTGTCCTATCTGAGCAACTGACCTGTGACTGACGCAACCCATCTGGGTATCAATGTTTTCCACCACCCAATCACCAGCCGTGCTGGCTGAAGGGCTGGCTACTACATTAAAAATCGAACGCTCCTTGAACACCACCAGGTTATGGCCGAACCATGGATGAATTGCGGTTATAGGATCCCCGGAATCACCGCCGATTCTGATCTGATTATTTACATTATCCCAAGTGGATCCATCCAGAAGATCACTGCAATAAAGCGCATCAGGAACTGTACTCAGTCCGGCGGCAAAGAGTCTATTGGTGTGGGCTACAATATATTTGCAGATTGGCGGGTTACCTGTGCCGGTTGATTCATCGGTGAAAGATGAACCGTCATAACTCCGTACATTATTGGTGCCGTCAGTAAGGTAAAGTTTATCAACCAATTGCGCTGCCTCAATATTGGCCCCGCTCGCAGGGGTGTAGCCACTTACAGTAGTCCAGACTGTTCCCCCGGTATTCTTTGAAACCACCTGCCCAGATACACCTACCAGTTGTTCCAGTGAAGGTGTGTCAAAATAAAATATAGAATCAACCTTTGGGGCGGGAACTGAACTCCAATCATCAGCCATACTGCTCCAAACTGTATCCTCACTTGACCAGGTATGAATCCCTCCATAGGTGGATACAGTCCCTCGCCGGGTTACAATCGAGCCAAACCGATCAATATCAACATTGATACCTTCAGAGTATTGGACCGGACTCAGTAGGTTACTGCGCACGTTGGACACTTGCCCGCCAACAAAGGATTGGCAGGCGTCATAAGCTAACTGATCGTCCAGATTGTCGTTATAAAGTAAAGGCATCAGCTAAAATCATCTACATCCCAAACACCGGGCACCGTAGGCACTAACCTGGCGATCTTTGCAGACTGAGTAGTTTCAAGATCCCGCATTAACATCATGGCACCGGCAGCTTCCTGCTGCTTAACCTGCGCCTTACCGTACTGCCTCATATGCTCCAACATATCAGCCTCAACATAGGCGAGTAGTGCTGAGTCTATCCCATTAATCTTGGCTGAATCAGTGTCGCCCAGGGCGGTGATCTTCAGCTTGCCCAATACCAGCAAGGTTTTAGCTTTATCAGGTTTTCGTACTAACTTGATCACCGCATTGCCACTGGAATCATTTGGTAACGTGATAAAATTAGTTGGCGTACCTGCCTCGTCGAACAATGCCGGGTTTATCTGGAAAACAGTTTCGTAGTCCATGGAACCGATTTCAGAATCATTCCAGGACACTGCAACCGGGAACTGTACTGCACTATTCAGGGTTACATCAGTGGTATCCACTGCCACTGAATAACTGGTAGTGCCTAAAGTTTCGCGCCATAAACCTGAGTTCCAAATCATCTCATAGCGGCGATCAATAAAACTCTTTAGCAGAGTCAGGGAATCGGCGTCACTCTTCTGGAGTTTATCCGCCACAAATTGTGCTAATGCTGTTTTGGTCATATTACTCCATTATTGCTGAATTTCCTCGGCCAGAAAGTAAGAGGTAGACCGATACTCCGCAGTGCTTACCCCTCCTGAATCCCCGTCATTATCTAGACTGTACTCCCTATTCAGATAGAGATGGTAATTAGGGTGAACGGTGTAAATCACTCGGTAACGAACGCTTGTAGATGCAGGACTATCAATGTAATGCCAAGTTGAGCGACCATTGTTGCGGTGGTCAGCCCCATGATGATTCGTGAAAGCCACCCGCACGCGAGTTGACGCTGCATCTCCTGTTGGAAGGTCAGTCCAAGTTGTCCCACTATCAACAGTTCGTTGAACACGGGCAGCTACGGCAACTGTACCATTATTGGTGTCCGTTTCTAAATCAACAGTCAGCTTAACTTTACTGCCGCTTGCTACGGTTAGGCTCAAGTCCATACTGTCACTGTTATCATCCTCTACAAGCCAGAACGCTTCGTCATCCCCAACAGCACCCTCAACAGGGTCAACACTATGGCTTGAGTGGTTATAAACCTCTTGTGTTCCGGTTAGCATAGCCTGTGCAAATGCTGGGACAGCTAACGTTGACCAAACCGGATTCGCCCCTGTACCTTGGGTTTTCAGGACTTGCCCAGAGGTTCCAAACCCTAGCCTTGCTGGAGCACCAGACGCACCGTAATAGAGAATATCCCCCTGAGTGCCGTCCTCCAGTTTTGCGAGAGTGATTGCATTATCGCTGATCCCGGTGACTGTAACTGCCCCGGCGGCATCAATAGTCGCATCACCGGACATTGCAACCCCGGTTGCTGAACCTGAGTTTCCAACAATAATACTTCCTGTTGAAAGTGACTCCAGTTTGCTAAATGAAATTGCGGCTGAACTTGATACCTCCGAGTTACTAACTGCCCCGTCAGCAATCTTGGCGGCATTGATTGCGTCATTGTTTATGACCGCATCATCCAGAAAACTGTTCAGGTCTGCTGCGGTGACCGTTTCGCCTGATGAAAATGTTTTCCCTTTAGTGATATCTGGCATCCTAATTCCCCTTCTCTAATTGCTCTTCGTATTTGTTAATCAATAAACCTAAACTCTTCACAAACCTCGCGCCCTCATCAGTCGCTACTGCCGCGCTGAACCCCTGTGGATCCGCCTGGGTCGCCTCCTGAAACCCCATCAGCTTCTGACTCAAGCAACCGTTGCTCCCGCTTGCGGCGAGCAGCAGCAATAAGATCGTCAATAGCTTTGTCCTTTTCTTCACGCCTTGCGCTCGCTGCTGCTGCTGTTGTCGCATCGGTCAGCCGATTGAGGGCGTCCACTATATGTGGAATCGCCTTCAATGCGGCTACCAATTCGGTTATCATTTTTCATTCTCAATCTCGGCGGCCTTCACGTTTCCGCGACTCGCTGAGTAACCCAGTGCCGCCATTGCCGAAGCAACAAAAGCTACTGCCTTTTCTATCCCGGTAGTTCCCTCCGGACTGATCACACCGCTGGCGTACAGTATCGCAACAAGTGCCATAGTGCTCGATAACCAGAACTCTGTGGTTTTATATCCTTTAGTTGTCTTCATAGTTTTCTTTCCCCACGCCAAATTATGTATCACCCCTACCCCCTCAAAATCTCTCTGCACTTCAGAACGATGTAGATTAAGCTGGCTAGACTGATTCCAACCTTCAGGATTAAATCAATTTCCATAAGCCAATTCCCAAGGCCAGTGCCACTAGCAATCAAAACTTTTACGTCATTAAAATCAAATAGCCTCATCTAGTTCCTTAAATTCTGGGTCGCGTGGCCAGTTCTGTTGGATTTCCTGAATAGATTCAAAGGCCGATGCAGCTATCTGCTCTTCCAGTCGGTTACATTCAGTCCTAACAGCCTCCCTGTACTCAGCCCATTCAACAGGGACAGGGCGTTCCTCTTCGTCCACTGAACGGATTACCATCCAATCGCTTCCGCTTAGTAAGGCTCCAGCTTGCTTCTTGGCATTAGCTGTCTCCCGCTCCTTCAATTGATCTAGAGGGATTGGGGTGCTGGTGACCTCACCATCTTTGACTACGTTCCTCCACCACCTCTCATCCTTGAACACGGGGTCAGGAAAAAAGCTAATTCCCACTTCTGCTTTCTGTTCATCTGAAGTGAGTCTGAGCCAGTTGGATGGGTATTGCACATCGCCCAAGGTGAAGGCTCGGTCAGGCTGAATTGTTGTTCCGGTTGTAGTCTTAAATGGCATAATATTTTATCTTGCTAATGAGTATTTTGCTGGAGCTTCTGCAAAGGCAGCATAGATGTAGGTTCCACCCGATGCGTTTCTGGAAGCGTAGTCGCTTCTCAATTTAAAGCCTGTAGATAACATATCTAAGTTAAGTAAACTGCTAGTGCTTTCGGCAGCCGAGGCATAAGCCTTCAGATAGTCTGAAACAACATTGCTATTGCTAATAGTTGAGCTTTGCATCCACCAACCTCCCGCTGAATCAGACCTCTTCGTCATCACGAATGCCGGTCTGAATCCAAGGTGAACAAAGGGGCCATCGGCACTGTCATTGCCCGTGTACGACCCGAAAGCGGAGTAACCAGCGACCGCTGAAAAGCAGTAGGCAACGTACTTCTCTAATGACCCTCCGTATTCACCAGCAGTACCATCCCAATTCATTAGATGATAATTACCACTCGTCTCTCCTCCACCATTACCCACATCAAAGGATGAAGAGGTTAT